TTACGATAAGGCTGAAGTACTTTCAGTCAGAGAAGAAACCAATCAGGAGGAAATATCCATGGAAAACACAACACCTGATTACACTTCAGCAATTGAAGAAGTTCGTAATCACGCAGAGGAGTTGGAGCGTCGTCTAGATGTTATCGCAACATCAGCAGCACCAACAACCTCAACACCACAGTTCCGTTCATACGGACACTGGGTTAAGGCTGTAGCAGCAGGCAACGAAGATGCTCTTGCTCTACACCGTACATTCACTGGCGCAGACACAGGCGACACAGTAATGAAGAACGCTTGGGTTTCAGATACAGTTCGTATCCTAAACGCAGGTCGTCCAACATTCTCAGTATTCTCATCTGCAGCACTACCAGCAGACGGAAACAACATTGAGTACCCAGTACTAAACACAAACACAGTTGATGTAGCAGAACAGGCTGCAGAAGGCGACACACTCGCTTACGGTAAGGTTACTCTTACATCAGCAACAGCACCAATCAAGACATACGGTGGTTACACTGACATGTCACGCCAGGTTGTAGAGCGTTCGTCTGTTAACTATGTTGACACAGCGTTTCGTGCAATGGTAGCAAAGTACGCTGCAGTTACAAACGCTGCTGTTCGTGCTAAGTTGATTGCAGAGGCTGCAAACTTTAACTCTTCAGCACTTGGTGCTTGGACTGCTGCAGAAATCATTGATTCTCTTGCAGAAGCAGCAACAAAGGTTAACGGAGACACTGGTCTTCCACTTGAGTTCATCCTTGTTTCATCAGATGTATTCCGTTTGATGGCAAAGACAGTTGACACAATGGACCGTCCAATTCTTTCAAACGCAGGTGCAACAGTTAACACTTACGGTTCAATCAACCCAGTTGGTTTGACTGGAAATGTTCTTGGTCTACCAATCGTAGTTGACCCATCACTTGCAGCACTTTCATTCTACGCAGGTAACTCTGCAGCACTCACAACATATGAGTCTGCTGGTGCACCTTTCCGCTTGGATGATGAAGATATCACAGCACTTACAAACTCCTTCTCAGTTCACGGATACCTTGGTATCGCTGCATCTGATCCAAAGGCACTTTGCAAGATTGCATAACTAATTTAGAGGAGTAAGATTATGGACTGGACTGACTTAAAAGCATATGTAGGTGCATCTGCAAATGATGATGCCTATGTTGAAGAATGCTGGGACACAGCAAAGGAATTAGTAGCAAACTATATTGTTTCTGCTAAGGTTCCTGTTGGTGTGTTGAAGCGTTGCTACCTTGAAGTAGGTTCAGAACTATTCCATCGTCGTAACGCACCAATGGGTGTGTCTCAATATGCAACATATGATGGTGCGCCATTAAATACTGCAAGAGACCCACTCGTTGGTGTGTATCCTTTACTTAACAGATATATGGTGAGATTCGGATGAATTTAGCAGGAGTTAGAGAAGAATTAGAAAGTGCCATCATTCTTGGCGGCATTTCTAAAGTCTATAAGTATGTGCCAGAAAGACCTAATCCACTTTGTGCGATTATGGAACCTGATACTGAGTTCATTACTGTATACGAGAATCAATATGATGCGGATTATGCATCTAATTGGAAAATTCTTGTGCTTGTTCCGTATGCAACTAATGAAACAGAAACAGAAAATCTTGACGACACACTTGACACTCTTATTCCAGCAATTTGGGAATACACCACCGCAACAAGATTAACCGTAGATAAGCCATTTATCCAAGAGGTAAATGGTGCTAGGTTTTTAGCAACAAACATAAACATATCAATTGATATTGAAGGAGGAAACTAACATGGCAAGAATTAAAGGAAAGTCAATAGTTTTTGAAGTCAATGGAACAGAATATTCAGGTAATCTCAGCAATGCTGTTATTTCATCTGCAGTAAACACCCTTGGTTTTGGAGACTACGAAGACTCTTTAGATTTTACCCTAACTGTAACTGGATTCCAGGATACAGCATCAAACTCACTGCACTCAGTCCTCTGGGCTAACCCAGGTCAGACTGTAAACATTTCATACGCACCACATGGCAATGCAACTGCGACAGCAGCAGAGCCTTGGTTCACAATGAGTGGATATGCAGAAACTCTCCCAGACATTGGTGGAGCAGCAGGCGAATATTTCGTCTACGACATTACATTTATTCTTGACGGCAAGCCAACAAGAGTAAATTCATTCTAAGCAGTCGCCATGGCAGAGGAAATAACTATCACTGGAGTTAAGGAAGTCATAGACACTCTTAACAAACTTGGTAAAGATTTAGAGTCAAACGAAGAACTTAATAAAGAACTAAGTTCAACTTTATCTCAAAAAGCCTCTGCTATGGCACCAAGACTTACTGGTGCTTTAGCATCTTCTGTTAAAGGTAATCCTTCAGCAGAAAAAGCACAAATCTTAGCAGGTAGTGCAGCAGTACCTTATGCAGGTGTTCAAGAATATGGATGGCCTGAAAAGAATATAAATGCACAACCTTATTTAAGACCAGCAGTACACAATAACATGGGCTACATCATTGAAAAGTACAATGAAAGTATCCAAAAAGCAATAAAGAAATACAACTTAGACTAACAGGAGGCAGTAAAAATGGAACAAGACTTAATGAAAAACCTCAAGTGGAAAGAACTTGCAGAGGTTGAAGAATATTTAGATTTACCTATGGATGAATGGACTGAGGGCAAGTCCAAAGCCAAATTAGCATTCGCTATGCAATACATGATGGCAAAGCGAAACAACCCATCCCTTACAATAGAGGATGCAGAGAACATGTCAATCCAAGAGTTGACTGACCTTGCTGGAGTTGAATTCACAGTCCCAAAAGAAGTGAATCCAGCCTAAGCATAATGGCGCAGTTCTGTGTTGAAACAGGATATACGCCAGATCAGTTTTGGGACATGACGCTGGAAGACTATGGTGCAATTGTAACTGCACTTAACAGGAGGAAGAAGTAATGGCTAATCAGATAACAATTGATATTGTTGCTCAAACCCAAAAACTTACCTCTGGAATTAATGATGCCAATACTCAAATTGACGGCATGTCTTCTAAACTTAAAGGTGCTGCTGCCGCTGCTGGTGCAGCCGCATCTGCTTTTGTATTAAAACAAGGTGTTACATTCCTTAAACAAGGCATTGATGAGGCTAAAGAAGCCAAACAAGTAATGACAGAAGCCACCACAACATTTGGTGCAGGCTCTGAAGCACTTGCAAAGATTACTGCTGATGCTGAGAAGTTTGGTAAAGCAATTGCAGTTGACAATGATGAAATTCTTAAACTTGCTACACAATTAGGTGCTCGTCTACCTGAAGATTCAAAGGCCCTATCTGCAGAGTTAGTTAATCTTGCTCTTGATGTTGAAGCCTTTACTGCTGGTGCTCTTTCTGCAGAAACAGTAACTGGCAAACTTGCAAAAGCCCTTGCAGATGGTGAATTAAAAGCGGCAGACTTAGAAAAGATTGTTCCAGGTCTAACAAGTGCAATATATGACCAAGCAGAAGCAGCATCTGCTGCTGGAAATAATAATGAAGCATTATCAATTATTATTGATGCAGCACAACAGAAATATGGAGATGCAGCAGAAAAGAATGTTACATCAACACAAAAATTTGAAACGGCATTGGCAAATCTTAAAGAATCTGTTGGTACAAAGGTTTTGCCAATTGTAGAAAAGTTTGTAGACACATTAACATTCTTAATTGAAAAATTTGACGGATTGCCAACGCCAGTACAAAATCTTATATTGGGTCTTACTGCTCTTATAGGTATTTCTGGACTTACAATAACATTTTTAGCAAGCATGAAAACATCTTTGGTTACACTTGGTTTGGTCAGCCAAGGAACTGCTGGAAGTATTGGTCTTGCAACAGTAGCAACTAATCTATTAAAGATTGCCCTTGCAGGACTTGGTATTGGTCTTGTAATTGCAGCAATCGTATTGCTTGTTCAGAATTGGGACAATATAACAGAAGCAGTTGGAAAACTCTGGGAAAAGATTAAAGATGTAGTTCCAAAAGCCTGGAACAAGGTAATGGAGTTTAAAGATAAAGTTGTTGAGTTTGTTAAAGACATTATTACTGCATACCTATCAATCCCAGGCAAGATGCTTGAAATTGGTGAAGACATTGTTAGAGGACTTTGGAACGGCATGAAGAACATGCTTAGTTGGCTAAAAAATAAAGTAACAGATTTATTTGGAGATGTTGTAGGTTTTGCAAAGAGAGCACTTGGTATTAGGTCTCCATCCAAGGTATTTGCTGGTATAGGTAAAAATATTGCTACAGGTTTGTGGACTGGATTAAAAGCAGAAAAAACATATCTTCAAAATAACTTTGATGATTTCTTTGGAGATATAATTCCTTCTTTGACTTTAGATTCATTAAACCTTCCAGATTTTGAAAATTTTGTAACACAAACAGATTTTAT